ACTCACGCCATCGGTTAAGACGAGCCGCTAATTTATTTCGTCCGTCTTTACCCCACATAATAGGATTATCATAGATGCCTGTAAAAGACACGCCTAACAGTCTTTCTTCCTCTACATTATCCTTCCAATCAGTTGAAAGATAAGGAAAGTAAGTAAAAGAAGATTGAATAGTACCGAGAATAGTAGCAGCCTCGATCTTCCTTTTGATATCAGATATCTTATCATCTGGTCTAATTATAATCTCCGTTAAGTTACAGAACTGTTTAGGTCTAAGAAGAATCTCAGCACATGGATTGACTCCGTAATTACAATCAGAGCTTCTACCTAACCACTCACATTGTTCTTGCGCCCCGTTTCGATTAAAAATACCCCGCTCTCCAGAATGAGAATCGTACAAGTCTCTCCATTCAGTCATAAACTCAGTAAGTGATGGTCGCCCATTATAAACAGCGGAGTTATTAGCTAAGGATCTATGTCCTGATCCTTCCCACCATGCACCGCTTTTACACTTAGCCATTTCTCTATCCCCCAAGTCTGACAGAGAAATCATAGCTGATCTTCGTACGCCGCCTACAATAATAGACTTAGCAATAACACAACAAATATCATGACACTCAAGCGGCGTAAGCTTTCGACCTTGAGCATTATCAAATACCTTTACGATGTATTTAAAGACAGCTTCAAGCGGCTCTGGACCCGAGGCACGGCCTCCAAAAGTATTAAGCCTGCTACCTGCTGGCCTGATTTGAGAGAGATCCCACGTAGGGTGTACTCCCTTTAGCCAAAGGTTTTCTAGCAACTCATTACAAGCATTAGCCCAGCCCTCTTTAGAATCCTCCACTACAATTCTAACCTGCTTTACGCGAAGGATGTTTGAAGGAATCTTAGGAAGCTCTGCAACAACATCGCCCTCAACGGAATAACCCACTCCAGTTCCATTCATGAGAATATACATTAACTCACTAAAAGAACGAGGACTATCCATCTCCAAGTAAGAACAGTTGTAGATACAGGTGTTGTCTCTATCTGCCGCCTCTCCAGCGGTCATCAAAGCTCTCATACTAGGCATAATCTCATGCTTAAGAATCATGTCTCGAATGTATTTATGGTCTATAAGAACAGGATGCTTATCTTCCATCCAATTCCAGTATCTATCTACGGTTTCTGTCCATGTCTCCCTACGCTGCTCATCTTCAAGCCATCTAGCATAACGAGACACGGCTATAAAATTTCTAAATGTATCCATCAGTCTAACCCTGTACTCCCAAAGCCGCCAACACCTCTTCCTGTGTCAGCGAGTTCAAACATATCATGTAATTCAGCCTTAGCAAAAGGCACAATAATAAGCTGAGCAACCCTCATACTAGAGGTAATCTCAAATGGCTCATCTGAAGAATTCTTCAACAGTACAGCTACCTCTCCTCTGTAGTCACTATCAATGACTCCGATCCCATTAGCTAAATGGATTCCTGCCTGACCCAAGCCAGATCGAGAGGCCAACAAGCCGAAGTAACCCTCCGGTATGCTGATACACAATCCTGTATCTACCTTAACTACTTCTCCGGGCTTGATAGTTTTCGCACCCTTTATAGCAGCCCGAAGATCCATTCCAGCGGCCCCATCTGTAGAATAGGTGGGTTCGGGAACGTAATCTACGGTAGTTGTATAGTCGATTATCATACTTGCTCCTTTTTGATATACTATTATACCCGGTTATAGGGCATATCTATCGGGAAGATCCCATAGTTTAATTTCATTAGTGTCTTTATCGTACTCGCCATCTCTTAAAATACGTAAACATCGGGCTTGAGACAGGAAAAAGTCCATATCATTTCCTGCTTCCTCATAAGCCCACCATATTTCCCACCACCAATCCTCTGGATCAAAGGGTAGGATATTCTTTTCGAAGTAGTGCTTACCTTTTCTAAACAATCCAGTAATATTATCGGATACATCTCCAGTAATTAATTGACAGGCAAAGAACTTATCAGCTTCTTCTTCTGATATAAAGATTGGCTCTGCTTCTTTCTCAGGATTCCAGTGCCATCCCGGTACACCCCTCAAATCTTTATCAATAGTCACGGCTATTGCTTTACCTGACGATGCCCCCATACCCATTAGATCGTCGGCCTCAATACGAGACACATTACGGGTGGGTCCAATATCTTCTAAGATTTCTTTAGCAATTCCTAGGCTTTCTGGTTCTGGTTTTGTATCTCGATTAGCTTTATATGACGGTAAGATTTGTCGTCTAAAGTTGTCATACCTACTACAAGATCTAGCCAGATATATTTTCGACACGCCATCAGGTGTCCAGTTTTCTATATCAAGTTTTAATCTACTTTCTAAGTCTTCGATACCTTCAGTGTCGGCCCAGAACGCCGCCTTATAAATTAAAATGTCTCCATCGAGAATAGCAATATCAGGTTTCTGCATCATCTTCTTCACTTTCTTCGAACTTATCAAATAAGTCCATCATTTTTTCCCATACATCATCATGAGACTCTATAAACTCAAGCCACGTTTCTCCTTCATCCTCATCCATAGGACTAGGCTCAAGGCCACACCACATAGGTAAAGCTTTCTTCACCCGTTGGAGTAATGATTCCAATGATTCGTTATTATACACGATCCAGTCGTAAAGTTCTTGATATTCTTCTTCTTCTTGCTCAACTAAATTAGCTAACTCTTCTGAAGGATCCTCTCTCCACTGAGCATCATCATTAGGAAGGGTTCTTTCTCCTCCGACAATAAAGATTTGTGTTGCGTCATGGTGCTTACCATAAGCTACTTCATTAAGATATCTACAATCATCTACAATAACTACGGTTTCCCAGTACTTAACTCCATTGCGAAGTAGTTCTATTTCCTGAGCCATTACTTCTAATAGGTCTTGATGAAACATCTTTACCCAATGGTCTGGATCTTGTTCTCGTTTCTCTCGACCAATTCGTTGACAATATTCTCTATATTTTTCAGGTTCCTTATCTTTAGGAAATCCTAATTCTTCTGCTTCTCGTTTCAACGCTCCCGCAAAAGACATAACCTTGGGACGAAGCCCATTGTTAAAAGCATATTCAGCGATGTGATTAGCCAAAGTAGTTTTTCCAACTCCAGCTTTTCCGCTTAAGATTACTAGGTGCATTTAGTAGCTCCCTAAATAGTGTGTTAGGCATAACATATTTTGAAATTGGTAATCCTCTATCCTGTAAAATCTGACACACAGCCATAGTACAAGTCTTAGGTTTACTTAAAAATAAAAATCTCTTAAAGAAATACCATTTATATAAGTCCCACCGATTACCACAATACTTAGGAAACAAGAAGTAATCTATTTTAGAAATATCTAAATCAAAATTTCCTAGGGGTACAATAGTATTTGGCTTACCAAATAACTTGTGTACAGAATCAGTTTCATAAAAGCATACTTGTTTGTTTTCTACAGCAAACAAAGTCATATCTATTTTATCATTATAGATTCTAATATCGCAGTGTACGATAGGAGAAAAAGCAAAGAACCGTAAAATAAATCGGCATACTTTTTCATTAAAGGATTTCTTAGTTACTAAAGCTGGGTTCTTCCAATGAAAGAAACCAACATCTATTTTAAAGTTCATATTGAATTGACATACCCAGAGCTACAGCCAGTGCATGTTCCATTCTTGCTCCTTCGCTTCTTTCCCAACCCCGAAGCATATAGATACAATCTGATTCAAAGACAGCTTCTATATCACGAAGAAGGGCATCACGAAGTTCTTCCTTACTCATTTCCTTAGAAGGATCTAATCCATATTCTTTATCAAGCTTAGCAGGATTGATAGGATCATAGATTATCTTACTCTTTAAGTTCTTTTCAGCCCTATCAAACGCTTCATGATTAAGGTTCTCATATCCACGCATGGGGCCAGCAATATAAATCTTCAGTTTTTCGTACTCGTTTCTAGGTACTTCCATATGTTTCATCAATGACATTCTGACCAATTCCTCCCGACTCTAAAGTCTCCATCTAATCTGATCTTACAATCTAGTCTTTCTCCTGCTTGCTTAATACTTTCACAGCCAAGTAAACCAACATCATTTGCAATATCAGGATGCACTTCCAACTGCCACTCATCGTGGACAGTAGCCATAAATCTAGCTTTATCTTGATACCCTCGTTTCTTAATTTCTCTATCTAAAATACATTGGGCAAGTTTCATAATAATAGCACCGTCACCTTGCAACTGAACATTTAATGCTGCATGAATAGAGCGACACGGTACTTTCCTACCATCAAGCAACTCAATAGTCCCTGACTTATTAACTTGAAACTTACAGTTCTGAATAACTTTATTTAAAGCTGGTAGTTTTTGTAGGAATTTCTTCTTAAGATTCTTGCCGATTGCTGCGGATTGTCCCACGATCTTTCCGATCTTAGCATCACCAGCGCCATATATAAAACCATAGAAGAAAGTTTTTGCCGCATTTCTACTGGGCAATCCAGCAAGCCTTTGATTCTCATCGTGAATGTCCTTCTCTAAAACAATCTTAGCATAACTACCACGGTCATAGGGATACATTCGATTAGCAAGCATTCTTGCCTCTAGTCCCTGAGCATCAATACCAACCTGAACCCATCCTTCTTTTGGAATAAACAAAGCTCTGGCTCTCTTGTCTCCACTAACCTGTTGTAAGTTAGGTTGACTAGCAGTCATACGACCTGTAACTGTACCTTGCGGATTAATAGAACCATGTATTCTACCATCTCTAGACGTACTTGCTCTTGTAACCCAATCTGTTACTTGACCCATGAGCTTAATCATGTAAAAGTATTCCACTAGTTTCTGTGCTTCAGGAAACTTAAGCTTCTTTAACACAGCTTCATCAACTTTTGGATTACCTTTCTCCGTCAGAGGAGCCTTCCAACCATACTTATCAAACAAGCGTTCAGAAATCTGTTTACGAGAACCCGGATTAAATATAGTTATCTTATCCTTCAGTCTCTTACCAGTCTTATCTGAAAACCTTTCTTCAACTATAGGCGGAAAGATATCTCCTAACTCGTCCCGAATAAGGTCTGTCTGTGTTTCAAGTTCTTCAAGTAGAATAGTTCCCTTATCTAAATCAAAGTTAAAACCATTTGAGGTTTGCTCTGCAATGATCTTAGAAACTATATGCTCAAATCGAATTACCTTATGATTCTTTTTAATAAAGGACTGTTGCTCCTCAAAGATCTGTGCATTCAAGGCCACATCACCCTTACAATAAGTCAACATAGTTTCACTAAAGGCATCCCAACCGCCATCATAATCTATCTTAGGAAACCCAAGATGAATTCCCCAGCACTCAAGAGAGTTTCCATTTAAAGGATGCTGAGACTTGTCGGGATACATTAGCTTACTAACGATCAGCGTATCTAGTACTTTTGTTTTAATAGGACCATAGAGACGCTCCAGTAATGGAACATCATACATCATAACATTATGACCAATAATTAAATCAGCGTTTCGTAGCTCATCAACGCCATCTTCAATCTCACACGGTCCAAACTCTTTTGTTTCTCCAGTATCAAGATTAGTTGTTACCATACAGTGTACGGTATCAGCTTCTTTGGATGCTTGACCTTTGGAGTTTAGAATAACTTCTGTTAATCCATTTGCTTCAATATCAAATACGATCCGGTTCATGAGGATCTCCTAAAAGTAACGCCACATTCCCTTTCTTTCCCATTCATGCGGGGACTCTGCTTCATTACCCATGAACCTAACATGGGAATAGCTTCTTCCATCGGAATGTAAAACGTATGTGTAGTGGTGTTCATCGTGTTGATAAGAAATCTTAATCTTATCTAACGACCTATCAACTTTAACAGGTACTTCGAACTTATTATCTCCAATTGACATAGGGATTTTGTGATCCCCATCTGGCAAAACAGTGATATCATGATCGAAGTTGACTGTCATATCATTATCTACTAGTTCCATCTTAGGTGTTGGAATCTTTTCAGCCATTACTATCTCCATTCGTTACAGGCTGGAACATAGGCTGACCACTATCGCTGTCAATAGCGTAGTCAATTTCCTCAAGTCTTCCAGTCTGTCTATTGTAGAACAGGGCAGTAGCAATACCAGCCCGTCCAGTAAGTCTATTCTTAAGTACACGAACAATAGTAGTATTAGCTACAGCTTCATCAGGATTCTGACGATCCCTCTCAAGACCAACAACCACATTAGGAACTGAAGCCAGACTACCCGATCCTCTTAGATCCTGTAGTGTAATACGATCACCCTCTTCGTAAGCCTTGTTTGTCTTACGCAACTGAGACACGACATCAATACGCACTCCGGTACGAGACACCAAAGACCTAAGTTCTTTCATAATATTATCAATCAAGAGTCTTTCCGAGTTGCCGCCTTCGAAATCTGTATCGGCATTCATAAGACCAGCAGCCGCAGCGGTAATATGATCGAGAACAATCACATCAACCTTAAGTGACACAGCCATATACTCCATCCTAGCACACAGGTTCTTCAAAGCATTATTGCCAAGATGATCATAAATATAAAGCGACGTTTCACTAAGCCGTCGTCTCGCAGAAGCATACTCTTCGTCTGATAGCTCATCAATTACATCCATATGAATAGGAGGCTTGCCCATCTTTTCTCGCAGTTCATTCATAAGCCGAACAGCCTTAATAGCACGAACGGGTTTATTAATCATAAGCGAAATCATATCGTCCATAGTTTCCTGTGGAGATTCTTCGAGCATGATCGCTCCAACACTTCGGCCCTCTTCGAGATGTCCATTCATAATCTCTCTGAGGATAGTAGACTTACCTGATCCAGTTCCAGAAGCCCACAAGGTAATCTCCCCTGATCGTTGACCAATCAGATACTCTGTCAGTACGGTAAACGGGAAAGGATACACCCTAGTTTCTGAAAGGTCAGTTTCATTAGCAACCTTAGAAACATGCAGGATCTCATCTGGAGAATAACACTGGGCTTCCCAAAGGGCAGTAGTTAGTTCAGAGGTCTGACCATTCATGATACACTCATTTGCATCCTTGCCGGGAATACTAGCAATCTTACACTTACCCGGTGGCAGAATCTCAGCTACCTCATTGGCTGCCTTACGCCCCGCTTCATCTTGATCAAAGGCAATTACAATTTCTT